TGCCTCGTCGCCCAGCGGTTCGGCGACGACGGCTGGGAAACCGTCAACGAAGACGACAAGGCCCAGCTGCTCGTCGACGGCCTCCAGTCCTACGCGGGGGGCCAGCCCGGGTTCCTCCGCTCGTACTACATCAACCAGAAGGTGACCGGCGAGTCCCTGATGATCGTGTACGAGAAGGAAGGGTCCACCTGGGTCGATATGTGCTCCCCGGACGAAGTCGACGTCCAGGAAGGCACCTCCGGTGGGGTCGGCAACAAGCTGGTCCGCCGCATGATCCCGTCCCGCGACACCGGCATCGCGGAGGCGACAGCGTTCGATGAGCTGACCGGCGACGTCGACGTGATCCGCTTCTGGAACCCTCACCCCCGCTGGTCGATGGTCGCCGACAGCCCCCTCCTCGCGATGGACGTCGTCCTGGAGGAGCTGCAAGTCCTCACCCGAGCCCTCCTCAACAAGCTGTCGTCTCGCCTCGCGATGAACGGCTTCTGGTTCATCCCGAACGAGATCACCGAAGCCTCCGCTGGCATCCAGCAGCAAGGCGACCCGTCCGGCCTTCACCAGGACCCCCTCGTCGCGAAGCTCGTCAAGGCGATGACCGAAGGGATGCTCGACCTCGTCGGCCCAGGCGCCGCGATGCCGTTCCTTCTGCGTGGCCCCGCCGCCGCCGGTGAAGCGATCCGCATCGAGTTCCCTGACCGTGAGCTGTTCTCCTCCGAGATCCAGCTGCGCGAAGAGCTGATCGGCCGGATCTACAACGGGCTCGACATCCACAAGGAAACGGCTGAAGGGGTAGGGGACACGAACCACTGGGGTGCGTGGTCCTCCCAGGAGCTGCACCTCAACAACCAGCTCGCCCCCGAAGTCGAGTCGCTGTGCGTCGGGCTGAACAAGGACTGGTTCCCGGACGTTCTGGAGGCCAACGCTCTGGAGCGTGGCGCCTACCGGGTCTGGTACGACATGAAGGCCCTGACCCAGCGGCCCAACGGCGCGGAGGACGCCCGCCAGGTTTCGGACCGGGCAGCGATCTCCGACGAAGGCCTCCGGGCCGCTTCCGGCATCGACGAGGAGTTCGCCCCGTCCGGCGAGGAGAAGGTCCGGGCGATCGGCCGGATCATCCGCAACCCGTACCTCGCTACCTACGGGATGCCGGAGCAAGCCAGCTTCGACTGGGACAAGATCACCCCGCCGAAGGGGAACGGTCCGCCAGGTGAAGGCGATGAAAGCTCGGTCGGTCCGGGCGTCGGAGATCCCGGTTCGCCGGACGACAACAAGTCGAACGCGCCTAAGCGCGATCGCCCAGGAGGCTGAACATGGACATCACCTACGGCTCGGTCGACACGACCGCCCCGGAGGGGTTCCTCCCGAAGAGGGTCCACTTCCAGACGCTGGTGCGTCTCGACGAAGGCACGAAGGAGGGGATGCTGACCCGCATCGTCGCCAAGGCTGGCTTCGGGACCCGTGAGCTTCCGCTCCCGATGGGCTGGATGAACCAGACCCTTCACTCCGACTTCGCTACCGCCCCTGTGGCGGGCCGCGTCGATTCGCTGCGTGTCGACGGCAACAACGTGGAGGCGTGGGGCTGGCTCGTCGACGACGATCTGGGCCGTGAGGCGATGAAGGGCCTCGTGCTGAAGACGCTGCGCGGCAACTCGATCGACATGGCCGACGTCAAGATCAAGGTCGACATGAGCTTCGACGAGGAGACCGACGACCTGTCCATCACGGCTGTGTTCACCGAAGCGAACTTCGCTGGCACCACCCTCTGCCCGCAGCCCGCCTTCGGCACCGCCGCCGCCCAGGCCGAAGAGGCGCTCACCGCCGCTCTCGCCTTGGAAGGCGACCTGGAGATCGAGCCGAACGAGATCTGGTTCGACCTGCCCCACGGCAACGGGCTGACCGCCGCGAACACCCTCTTCTATGACCACGACGCGTTCACGATGCCGGAGCCCGACGAGTACACCCCATTCCAGGTGTCCCGCGACGGCAAGACCGTCTTCGGTCACCTCGGCTCGTGGGAGGGCTGCCACACCGGGTTCCTCGACCGGTGCGTCCGCATCCCCCGGTCCCGCACCAACTACTCCAAGTACTGCTGCTCGCCGCAGCCGACCGACAAGGGTCGGGCGTGGACCGGGCCGCTCCTGTTCCTCGAAGGCCACAAGGCGACCCGCGAAGCCATCAACAAGGCGATGGAGTCGATGGAGAACGTGTGGGCCAACATCGTCGTCGCTGACGGCAAGTTCGGTCCGTGGGCGTGTGGTGTCGTGCTCCCCGACATCACCGACGAGCAGCTCGCCCGAGCCCGCTCCGGCCGCGTGTCGGGCCACTGGCTGTCCGACGAGCTGTACGCCGTCGTGTCGGTCCCGGTGTCCGGGTTCGAGCAGACCCGCACCACCGAGTACACGGTGGAGCTGGACGCCGACGGCGAAGTGGAGTACTTGGCGGCGTCGTTCGCCGTGGACTGCGGCTGTGACGACGAGCCCACCATCGAGGACCGTCTCGCTGCCTTGGAGGCGAAGGCGGGCCTCACGATCAAGAAGACGGTGACCGTGAATGACCCGGTCGACGCTGATCTGCTCGCCCTTGCTGTCGAGGCCGAGCTTGCCACAGGAGATGAAGACGATGACGCCTAGGAAGCCGACGTCCTCCATCAACCCTGACGAAGCGGCGCACGCCGCGACGAAGAAGGCTCCCGCCAAGAAGGCGGCAGCGCCGAAGGCCGACCCGAAGCCAACCGTCGACCCGGACGACGCCTACAAGCAGCTCGCTCTGGAGTGGGCGCTACGCCGTGGGTTCGACACTGTCGGCGCAGGGATGAAGATCGCTCGGCGCCAGGTCGAGAAGGACCCGCAGCTCTCGCCCGACGTCCGCCGCGTCCTGTTGGAGCGCATCGACTTGATGGGTTAGGGCCTATAGCCACGAGCAGCCAGCGCCGACCAAACTTCCCAGAACATCCGCAACAAGGAGGCGGTCATGCCGTTCCCGACGCTTCCCGAGAACTTCGGGGCGCTGGACCTCACCGAGCTGAAGGCACTTCGCGACGAGCTGAAGGCTGCCCTCGACGAGGCGAAGTCCGACATCAAGCCAGAGACCGCCGCCGAGATGGGGCAGGCGCTCGCCGACCTGAAGAAGGTTCGGGCGCAGATCACCCTGAAGGCGGAGACCGAGGCCGCTCTCGCCGAAGACGACTCCGAGCCGGAGCCCGCCGTCGACGAGGAGCCGGAGCCCGACGAGGAGCCGGACGAAGACCCGGAGACCGTCGAGGACGACGACGCCGATGAGGAGGTCGTGGTCGACGAGGAGAAGGTTCCCGTCGCCGCAACGTCCAACGCCGCGACCCCGGCCGTCATCCTGAAGCCGACCGGCAAGACCACGGTCAAGGCGCCCAAGGAGAAGGCAGTCGACGTCGCTCGCCTCCAGGCGATGGGCGGGGCCCCCGGCAAGCAGGCCGGTGACTACTTCGGCTCCTGGGCTGAGCTGGCCGAGTCGATGTGGGAGAAGTCGCAGACCCTGTCGGCGAACTCCCAGGACCGCATCCCGGTCGCCCGGGTGTCCGGTGGCTACGAGAAGCAGCCGGGCCGTGTCCTCGACGACCGGGTCGACTTCAACCTCTCCCGGTTCGAGACCGACGAGCTGACCGCGGCGCTGTGCGCCCCGTTCACCCCGTACTACGGGATGTCCTGCCAGAACACGGCTCGCCGCCCGGTGTTCAACTCGCTCCCGCAGTTCCAGGCTCCCCGGGGCGGTGTGAGCATCTACCCGTCGCCGACGCTGGCCGACATCACGGACGGCACCGGCGTGTGGACCCACCTCGATGACGCCAACCCGACGGCTGTCAAGGCGGACTGCCAGACGATCGAGTGCGCCACCCCGGTCGACTACGTCATGTACGCGGTGTACCGCTGCCTGACCGTCAAGAACATGCTCCAGATGACGTTCCCGGAGCTGCTGGAGGCGTACCTGAACCGTCTCGCCGCAGCGTGGGCTCGCATGGCGGAGAAGCGGCTCCTCGACCTGATGGGTGCGAACGTCGACACCCTGCAGGGTGAGGTCCAGAAGGTCGGCGCTTCGGAGTCGATCCTGACCACGCTCCTCCGGTACATGACGCTCTACCAGGAGCGCCAGCGCTGGGACTACGACTCGGTCGAGGTGTGGCTGCCTCGCTGGCTGATCAACGCCCTGAAGGTGGACATGATCCACCAGCGGCGCACCGACGGGAACAAGAACGTCCCGACGGATGGCGACGTGAACGCCGTCTTCTCCCGGGCCGGTGCGAACGTGCACTGGTACCTGGACCAGCCGACGTGGGCTGCCGCGAACCACCCGTCGCAGGCTGCCGGTGACGGCAACCTCGCCCAGTGGCCGACGGAGTTCGCTGCGCTGATCGCCCCGCCAGGGAAGTTCGCCCTGATCGACCGTGGCGAGCTGCGGGTCGGTGTGTCGGGCAACAACATCTACCGGGACATCACGCAGCTGATGCGGAACGAGTTCACCTTCTTCTTCGAGTCCTTCGAGGGGATCGTGGACACGAACTCGTGCCCGGCTGACATCGTCGAGTTCCCGGTCTGCTTCAACGGCGTCCAGGTGGCCGACGTGACCGTGGACTGCGACCTGGTCTGATCCACCTCAGAGTGATCACGGGCCGCCCCCTCCCCGGGGCGGCCCGTGTCGCGTAAGGAGTCATGATGGCGAAGCGAGGTAGGGCACCACGCAAGATGCGGCGTGCTGGCGCTGGCGGCAGTCGTGGGGCCAGGACGTCAGGGTTCGCTTCTGGGCGTGCCATCCCGATCCGTGGGTCGAGAGGCCGGTTCGCTGGCTCGAAGTCGATCGGTACGGCGACGGCGTCGCATCGGACAACGTCGTACGGTTCGCATCACCTGCTGACGGTGAAGTCGGGGCGGACGGGACGCAAGTTCAGGATCTCGAAGAACATCAACACCCCGTTCACTCCTCGCCAGGCGCAGAAGATCGGGGCGAGGGTCATCAAGCGGGCTGACAGCGGAAGGAACCCGGGTCGCCCGTCGGCCCGTCGGAACACGTTCCGTAAGGGCGTGTACGTCATCCAGGGCCGCTGATGGCTAAGCGCGCCGCGGGGACTCGGGCTCTTGTTCACGTGCTGCGGCCGAACAAGACGAAGCCTGCCGGGCCGGTGAAGCGTGCGCGCCGCAAGGTGAAGAAGGCTCGGGGTTCCTTCGTTCGGGCGTCGAAGCGAGGGAAGGGCAGAACGGCTGCACGGATCGTGCTCCGCTCCCCGTTGTACACGGCGAAGGCGGGGAGCAAGGTCGGCGGCGCGGGTGCCCGTGCTGTGGGGAGCCGGATGACTCCCCGGGTCCGCAAGAGGACCATCGTGCTTCGTTCCGCTGGTGGCCGCTTCGCCGGGTCGCGGAGCGTCTGACAGCAGCCAGTCCCCTCCCCTACCTTGGGGTGATCCGTTAGAGAAGGAGCCCAAACGTGGCTACCACCGGTCTCGGCCCAGTTGTCATCCTCCCCGCCCCACCGATCCGCCCTGTCGGCCTGTTCCTCAGCACGGCGTTGAACTTCGGGTGGCAGGACCGTTACGCACTCGGCGTCAAGTTCCAGACGACCGACCTGTCGCCCCTCCACTACGAGGCGATCCCTTCGGGCGGTCCCTGCACCGACGTGAACACGACGCTCACCCCTCGTGACTTCACCGACGTCGAAGAGCAGGGCGCCTTCTCGGTCATCGACGCTGTCACCTGCTCGTCGATCGGCAAGACCCCCGAGGAGCTGAACTCGAACCTCGCCGAGCACTGGGCCCTCACCTTGTCCGCTGCCGTCGCGAAGGAAGCGATGTACGGCACCGGCGGGTCGACCCACTACCTCGCCTTGGATGCCACCGACGCCTCCACGTCGACCACGGTGCACGCCGGGATCGCTGAGCTGGAAGAGCGGCTCGCCACAGCGATCGGCAACACGCAGGGCGTCATCCACATCGCACCGTCCGCCCTCACGTACGCCATCTTGAACGGCGCCGTGAACCGGCGAGGCGACTTCTACTTCAGCCCGTCCGGTCACCTCGTGATCGCTGACGCTGGCTACCAGGCTGTCGAGTCCGGCTCCACGTCCGTCATCTACGCCTCTGGGCCGATCTACTACGCCCTCGACGATCTCGCTTCCCGAGCCCAGTACGACTGGGAGTTCAACGACTGGACCCACAACGACCTGCTCGCGCTCGCCCAGGCGTTCGGGATCATCCTGTACGACCCGGATGTCGTGTTCAAGGTCACGGCGACGAAGGCGTGAGTGGTGGAGTTCGCCTGTGAGGCTTTCGCCACGTCGGACGACTTCATCGCGGCCGAATGTGACTGCGGAGAGCTGACCCCGAGTGAGATCACCGACCTCCTGGAGGATGCGTCGGATCTCCTGGCCTTCATGTCCAACGGCAGGGTCGTTGGACGCTGCACGACGACGCTCCGACCGTGCCGCAACTCGGTTTGCGGCTGGTGGTTCCCGGATCGGATCTGGCCGGTCTGGGCGGCAGACAACTGCTGCTGCGGGGTCGACGAGCTGCCTCTCGTCACCCCGATCGTCTCGGTCAACCTGATCACGATCGACGGGGAGGTTCTCCCGTCGGGCGACTACAAGATCATCGACGGCTCGAAGCTGGTCCGCACCGACGGCGGAGCCTGGCCAGGCTGCCAGGATGTCGGCCTCGACTCGTCTGAGGCTGGCACGTTCGCTGTGAACTACACGTTCGGGCGGCGCATCCCGGTCTTCGCCAAGATGGCCGCCGTCGAGCTGGCCTGCTCCCTGTCGAAGGGGGTCACCCCGACCGGCCGTCAGGTGCTCCCCCCGAACACCACCTACGCCACCCACCAGGGTGTCCAGATGGGCTACGCGACCCGTGCGGGAGCCGTGAAGGACTACGCGATCAACCTGCCGTTCGTCGCCCAGTTCCTCGCCCTCTACGGGCAGGCAGGGATGGGCACCGGGATGGCGTACGCCCCGGAGATGTACGACGGCTGGACGTTCCACACCGAGTGAGGGGCCATAGCCAGCAGGCTCCGCGGCCTGCGACGATGTCCCCCATCAAGGCCCCAAGGAGGATGTGATGGCCTCGAATCTCGCCAACGACACCTGCATTGGCCAGTACAAGCTGTGCTACATCAGGGTCGTTCGCCTCAATGCGAACTGCACCCCCGCGACCGGCACGAACGCTGCCGTCATCTCGGTCGGTTCAGTCTCGATCCAGGCCTCACCTGAGCTGGAGGAAGCCACCGCGTTCGAGGGCAAGAACGGCTGCGGTACCGTGCTGTTCGACGCCACCGGCCAGGACAAGATCAAGCGCTGGAACCTGACGGGCGACCTCATCACGTTCGACTACGAGCTGCTCAACCTGCTCTTCGGCGGCGACGTGATCGTGGGTGACTCCGGCACGGACTTCCCGGGCAAGGCGATCGGCTACGCGATGCCTGGTCCCGCCGAGGAGGACACCTCCGGTGTCTCCCTGGAGATCTGGGTGAAGAACACGACCGGCACCGGCACCTGCGTCGCTGGCACCACGGTCGCCGAGTGGTCCCGCCACGTGTTTCCCCGAGTGCTCGCCACGCCTGGCGACCGCACCTTCGAGGAAGACATCGCCCACTTCAACTTCACCGGCCGGGCGACCGACAACCTGAACTGGGGCAACGGCCCGTTCAACGACTACCCGGGTGTCGGCACGGCGCCTGAGGGGTCGGGCTACTTCCAGTTCCAGGAAGTCGACCTGCCGTTCGATCCTGACGACGCCTGCGGCTACGTCAGCTGAGATCGACCCCGAGGGGGGGTCTGGCATGGCGAAGGGGTCCTACGGGGCCCCTTCGTCGCGTAGCATCACGCCGTGCTCCCGAACATCACTTGTGGCGAGCAGCCCGGTGCGCTGTGCTGCAACTCGCTGTGGAACACGGCGAACCACATCCTCGCCCAGGTGGCCCCTGATCTGATCGAGTGCATCGCCGGGTGTGACTGCTGCTCCGGCCAGTTCTACGCCTACGTGTCGCAGGGGGAACCGGAGACCTTCCAGTCGAACTACCTCGCGATCTGGCTTGTGAACCTGGCACCGTCGATCCGGTCGAACTCGGGGACGGTCACGACGTTCACCCCAGCGAACCTGCTGCGCGCCACTTGGAACATGAAGCTGTCAGAGGGGGGCTACCCGAAGATGTCGGCCGACATGGTCGGCACCCCGAACCTTCCCGGCTTCAACGAGTTGCACTACATGAACCAGTACGTCTACTCCCACGGCGAGCAGATGCTCCGCTCCGTGATGACGGCCGCCGCGGAGAAGCGTCTCGTCCCTCAGGGCGACACGACGTTCACGTTGAACTCGTTCGGCCCGATCCGCAACGAGGACGGCTCGGCTGGATACCAGATCGGGTTCGTCACCGACGTCCACTGGCAGTCCTGATGCCTGGCGTCATCCGCAACTTCAAGGTGGATGTCACCTCCCAGTCGAAGGCGGCGCTGTCCCGTGCGATCGCCGAAGCCACGAACCGTGAGATCGCCCAGCGGCTCCGCCGCGCCGGGGAAGCGTCCTTCGATCGGTGCAACGAGCTGTCGAACCGGTTCGAGCCCCGCTACGACGACCGTCGCCGTTGGGCCGGTCGCCCGGAGCTGGCGAACTCCTTCGAGATCCGCTACTCGAACCTGGCGCAGGTCCGTGGCGGGCAGCTGACGTTCCGCATCCTGTCGAACGCTCCGTCGTTCTGGTTCCTGGAGTACGGCACCCCGCCCCACGCCATCCCTCCGGCGCCCGGCAGGCGCCTCGCCTGGCCCGGTGTCCTCCTGCCGATCGACTTCGTCGTGCAGCACCCCGGCTCACGCAAGTACGAGAAGCAGTGGCGCCAGGCTGTCGCCCTCCAAGTCCGTGAGCGATTCCCCGGGGTAAACCTCGGGCAGTTCTTCCGGTAGCTAGAGTCCCTCCATGCCCAGAACCACCCCCAAGAAGTCAGTCGACCTCGACGCCATGTTCGCCGACAAGCTCTCGGCGAACGTCAAGACCGCGAAGCACGCCAAGATCACCCTCGGCGGCACCGAGTGGACCGTCACCGACTCCGGTTCGGTGATGGCCGCCCTGGAGCTGTTCTCCGGCGACGAGGAGTCCGCCGCCGGTGCGTTCGCCGACTGGATCGCAGGCATGGTCGTCGAGGAGCAGCGCCCCGACTTCCAGAAGATGCTGCGCCGCATCCAGGGCCTCAACGCTGAGCTGCTGATGGAGATCGCCATCGCGATGCAGGAGGCGCTCGCTGACCGCCCTACCAAGCCGTCCGAGGACTCCTCGGGCAGCTCACCCAGCCCGGTTATCGAGACTACGTCGACGGAGAACTCTTCCTTGCCGGACGTCCTCCCCTCGAAGAACTCGGCCGATCTGACGCTCTGAACGTCGTGCTCGCGCTGATGGTGCGAGCTGTCCCGTTCGAGTTCCACGCCGAGCTGTTCAAGTCGCTGTATGGCGACCCGGAGTTGGAGGGTCCGACCGTTGCGGTCGACGGCATCCAGATCGAGCAGACCGCGATCGACAGGATGCGGGAGATGCAGGCCAAGGCGCGGGCCAAGCGCGAGTCCAGAACAGACGCTGAGCAGGCCGAGTAGCCTCGCCGCCCAATGGCCGACGTCTTCATCTCAGTTGGCGCTGAGGCCGACCAAGCGTCGGTCGACGCGGCCGGGACCGAAGCTGGGCGGCTGTTCGGCAAGAAGTTCCAGGACGCCTCGAAGAAGTCGCTCAGCAACAGCGATGCCCTGTTCAAGGACATCCAGGCGACCATCAACCGGATCAAGGGCCTCCAGGCCAACGCGCTGAAGGCGAACATCGACCAGCGCCAGTTCGAGCCTCTGGCCCGTGGCCTGGAACGGCTCCTCGCTTTGCAGCGCCAGTTCGCCGCCGACCGGGAGCGGCTCTCGAAGGACACCAGGTTCCTCCGCGTCCTGAAGGAGGAGGGCGAAGCAGTCAAGGCCCTCACGTCGTCCCAGACTCGTGAGCTGCAGTCGTTCGTCGCCGCCTCGAACATCCAGGAGCGGCGTATCAACTTGCAGAAGGAGAAGGATCTCTCCCTCCGCAACATCCAAGCGCAGCGCGACTCGCAGCTGCAGATCAACGCGGCGCGCACCGCAGGCAAGGCCCGCATCGTTCTCGCCCAGCAGATCGGCGCTCAGCTCCTGTCGGCTGAGCGCATCATCTCCCAGGGCATCACCAACATCATCCGCGGCACCTCGAAGGCTGTCGGGAAGGTGTGGGACTCGACGGTCGGGTCGCTGCGACGCACCTTCCAGGAGCGGCGCACCATCGTCGAAGGCGGCCTGAAGAACGAGTCCCGTCTCTTCACCCAGTCGTCGGTCATCTCGACGCGTGCGAACACCGGGCTCCTCGGAGCGATCGGCAACAACCTGGGGACGATCGGCGGCAGCTTCGCGATCGGTGCAGCGGCGCGCCAGATCTTCACCCTGGGGTCCGAGTTCACCCGAGGCCTGAACGTCATGCAGGCCCAGCTGCAGCTGACCGACGCCCAGATGAAGGCAGTCAGCGACCAGGCCATCCAGCTCGGCAACGACATCAAGCTCCCGGGTGTCTCCGCTCTCGACGCCGCCAACGCGATCGCTCTCCTGTCGAAGCAGTTCGCTTCCCTCGGCGCGGGTGCCCTGCCCGCCGCGCAGGCCGCAGCGAAGGGCACCTTGCAGTTGGCCCGAGCCGTCGGTGCCGCCCCAGAGGAAGCTGCTGCTGCTGTCGGCGCCGCGGTCAACGTGTTCGGTGAGAACGCAGCGAACGCCACCAAGGTCGCGGATCAGCTGACCGCCGCTCTGAGCCAGGCGGCCGGTACTTCGTTCTCTGACTTCTCCCAGGCGTTCACTCAGGGCGCCGCGGTCGTCTCGTCGTTCATCGTCCCGGCTGACGGCGCGACGAACGCCATCACCGAGTTCTCCGCCGCTCTCGCCGTCTTGGCCCGTGGCGGTCTGGTCGGCTCCGACGCCGGTACGTCGATCAAGCAGTTCTTCCTCCAGGCGAACCGTGGCACCGAAGACGTGAACGCCGCCCTGGCTGAGGTGTCGGCCCGGGCCGGTGAGACCGGCACCGCCTTCTTCGATGCGTCCGGCAAGGCCCGGCCTCTCGTCCAGACGATCGACATCTTGCAGCGTGGTCTCGTCGGCCTCACCGAAGAGCAGCGGGCCTCGACCTTGCAGACCATCTTCGGTTCGGACGCCACCCGTGTCGCGAACATCCTCATCGGTCAGGGTGCCGCTGCGCTCCTGACGGCAGAGGCCGCGGTGCAACGCCAGGGTGCTGCCGCCGACCTGGCTGCCGCCCAGAACAAGGGTCTGGCTGGTGCGATCGACGCGATCAAGTCCCAGTTCCAGACCTTCGCGATCCTCATCTTCCAGAAGGTGAACCCGATCCTGGGCGACATCGGTCTCGGCATCGCCGGGTTCATCGACAAGATCGCGAACGGGGAAGGAGCCTTCGCCACCTTCCGCAAGGCTCTCCTCGGCATCGGTGCCGCGCTGGGTGCGATCGTCGCGGTGAAGGGCCTCACCGAGGTGGCCGGTCTGATCGGCTCCGTGGTCTCGCTGCTCGGTCCCTTCGGTCTCGCCATCGCCGGGATCGGTGCCATCATCGGCATCGCGACGGGCGGGTTCCGTGACTTCGGTGGGACCCTCGACCGGCTGAAGTCCATCCTTCAGACCGTCACGAAGGCCATCACCTTCGGGCTCGCCAAGGCTGTCTCCTTCCTGCGGGACCAGTTCAAGCGCATCCAGCCGATCCTCCAGCCTGTCCTTGATCGGCTCGGCACCTTCGCCAAGCGTGTCATCGACATCGGTCGCTCCTTCGCCCAGGCATTCCAGTTCGGTGGGCTCAGCAACGCGTTCCAGAACCTCCGCAAGAACCTCGGTTCCCTCGGCTCGGACATCCTCACGTTCCTCGCCCCGATCGGACAGCGGCTCGGCGAAGCGCTCATCCCGGTGCGGGACCTGGCGCTCAACATCCGCGACCGTCTCGTCTCCGCCTTCCGGGCTATCGACTTCGGAGCGATCGTCGGCATCATCGGCGACGGCATCCGCAAGGCCACCTCCACCTCTCTCGGGAAGGCCCTCACCGGTGGCGGCATCGGCGCGATCGCAGGTGGGCTCATCGCCGGTCCTCTCGGTGCGGCCCTCGGCGCTGCTCTTGGTGCGGCCATCGGTTTGGCCATCCCGAAGATCAAGGCGGCGATCGGGCGGATCAACGTCGCTGATCTGTTCGGCGAGTTCCTGAAGAAGGTCAACGACCTCGGCCGCATCATCGGCACGATCCTGTCGTCCCGCCAGTTCCTCACCGGCGTCGCAGGGATCGCCGCCGCCGCGGTCGCGATCGGTGCCCAGTTCGTGACCGGCTTCGTGTCCGGTGTCCTCTCCAACCTCGGTGAGATCGCTGATGTCGGAGCGAAGATCCTGAACGCTCTGTTCGCACAGAACTCGATCGTCAAGGCGATCGCCGCCCTCGTCATCCTGTTCCGCCGCCAGCTCCTCACCGCCTTGCCCGGTGTCGGCAAGCAAGCCGGTGAGCAGACCGGCAAGGCGCTCGCAGACGGCACCGTGCAGGGCGCCCAGAAGGCAGGCATCGGGAACCGGTTGAAGGGGCTGTTCTCCGGGCTCGGCAAGATCGCCTCCGACTCGATCGCTTTGGGGTTGGCCGCTGGCCTGTCCGGTTCGGCCATCGGCTCGGCGAAGAGCACGGGGGATGCGCTCGCCGGACTGGCAGCTGGGGTCAGCTCGGTCCTCACGGCCGGTGCCGTCGCCGGTGCTCCCGGTGCCGTTGCCGCCACCGCGATCGTCGGGCTTTCGACGGCGATCTCGCTGAGCGGTCAGTCCGCGAAGGACGCCAAGGACCGGATGCTCGGCTACAAGGACGCCATCAAGGCGACCGGTGACGTGGCCGCCGGTGCGACGCAGCAGCTGAACGGCATCCTCGACGGAACCAACGGCATCTCGGAGCTTCTGGCCGACACCACCTTCACGGTGAAGGAGTTCACGGCGGCCATCGCAGAGGGCCGCTCCGACGAGTTCATCAAGAAGATCACCGACGAGGTCCTCCAGACCACCCACAACGTCAACTCCGCGAACCTCGCGTTCGGCTTCCTGAAGCAGCAGGTGAAGGACGTCGGCGGCGCCGTCAAGGCCGCTGACATCCAGAACCAGTTGAACAACATCGGCAAGGGCGGCGGGATCGGTACCGGCTTCCGGGACGGCATCCAGCAGATCATCGACAAGGCGACGGAAGCGATCCGTCTGAAGCGTGAGCTGGCTGCCGACATCCGGGCTGAGCGGCTTCTGGCTAGGGCGAAGACCATCGAGGCGGGCATGAAGGCGATCGGCGACGCCGCCGAGACCTCCCGTCAGCAGATCCTGGAGTTGTCCAAGCCGCCGGAGGCAGCGACACCTCAGCAGGGTGGAGCGCAGGCCACGGAAGGTGTGGTTGCTGCGGCCACCGACGTGAGCCAGGCCTTCCTCACCGGTCTCGACACCGCTCTCGGTTCAGCGCAGCTGACCAACGCGATCGGTCGGCTGAAGGAGCCGTTGTCGCTGGCCGTGCAGGACGGTCTCGGCAACGCGTTCACTCCCGAGCAGATCGCCGCCAACCTCGCCCAGGTCAAGGCCGCCATCAACCAGGCCACCACCCCCGACGGCCAGCCCATCGCGCAGGAAGTGAAGGACGCCCTCCTGCAGGGCGTCGCCGACTTCGAGGCCGTCAACGTCCCGCAGATCATCGACATCCAAGCCGTCGCCGATCTGCGTACCGCCGCTCTGGCTGGCGACCAGACTGCCAGTGCGGCTCTCGCCGCCCTGGGGCGCCAGGGGCCGATCGCTGTCCAGTCCCGCGCCGATCTTGCCGCCGCTGGTCTCGCCGGTGAAACCATCCAGGTCACCGCCGACGCCGCGGAGCGTGCTCTGGGCGACGTGAAGGTCAGCTCTTCCGCCATCCAGGAGCAGGCCGTCTCGGCTGGCAAGACGATCCACTCCACGGCGCAGGCGAACGCTGACAAGCCCATCAAGGTGGGCAGCACGGTCAACCCCGACACCTTCGCCGGAGCTAGGGCTGGTGGCGCCATCGCCAAGGCGGTGTTCCAGGGGTTCAGCGCCGGTGTTTCCAGCAGCTCTTCCTCGGTTGCGAAGACCGTGACCGCCACCCTCAACGGGGCTGTCACCAATGTCGCGAGGGCGGTCTTCAGCATCAGTTCCCCGTCGAAGGTCTTCATGGGTATCGGTGCTGATGTCATGAGGGGTCTCGCCATCGGCATCAGCGAGAACGCCGACGATGCGATCTCCGCAGCGGAAGAAGTCGCGAAGGCTGTGATCGAGTCGACCCGGTCCACGGCGACTCGTCTGGCTGCTGCTGGTGCCGCTGCTACGGGCGGCATCTTCTCGGGGGTGTTCGACTCCGCCGCCCAGCAGGCCCGGACGTCAGGGTTCGAGGCTTCCATCCAGATCACCCGAGCCTTGGAAGGCATCGCCGACACCGTCAACCAGGAGGCCGTCGCCCTGTGGAACGCCGCGGCGAAGCCCGCCCAGGAGCGAACCCTGGAAGACATGCGGATCATCGCCCGCTCCGACTTCGCTTCGGCGTTCAACCTGAACAACCAGGAAGCCATCAAGACCGCAGTCGACGCCATCAAGGACATCGGCCAGTCCCTCGTCGATCAAGGCCAAGGCGCCCAAGCGGCAGCGAACGCGATGATCGCCTACCGGGGTGCCCTCATCCACGCTGCGGCTGCCGCCGGGTTGAACGCTGCTGCGGTGGCCGGGATTGTCGACCAGCTGGGTCTGTCGAACGCTCAGCTCGACGAGTTCGTCCGGCTCTCCAACCAGGCCACCACGATCGTCGGTGCGGCCCCCGGGTTCACCCCAACCCCCACGCCCCTCGTACCCGGTCCGAACGCCGCCCAGACGTTCATCATCAACAACGAGTTCGCTACTCCCTTCGATGACCCGCAGGCCGTATCGTTGGCCGTTGTGAACCGTCTCGCTCAGAGTGTGCGGCGATGACGACCTACGCGCCGACCTGGCTGTACTACATCGACGACGAAGGCGCGACGTGCGAGGTGTTCAACTCTGAGCGCCTCCTCGGCGCGCTCGGCACCACCGGGGTGTGCGGCCTGTTCGGTGTCCACGCCCACGAATGCACCTTCAACTCGGGTGTGTCCGCTCTCGCGTTGGACCCGTGCTCGGCGAACCCGTCCGGTGTGCAGACGTGGGAGGTTCTCAACTTCGGGGCGCCAACCGACACGGACAACCCTGCCCCCTGGTGGGACGGTGACCCGGACTCTCCGTCCGCCGGGGGGTACGGGTTCTTCGTCGAGGAGTGGACCGGGATGGACGGGGCGCACATGAAGCGCAACGTCGCGAATCGTGCCGGTCGTCGGGGTGGTGCGAACTTCGGTGCGCTCACCCAAGGGCACCGCGTCTGGAAGATGAACATCATCATGGTGGGCACCTCCGACGCCGCCCTAGAGGATCTGTTCCGTTGGCTGGAGCAAACCCTTCTCGACTGCTGCGACCCGTGCGGCGGCAACGACATGCTGATCCGCACGGCGTGTCCCCCGGAGTCCGATCCGGGCTTCGCCCTGTACCGGGTTCATGGCGTCGCGATGCTCGAAGGCCTCACGTGGGAGGACGCCCCCGCCGAGAAGCTCGGCTGTTACATCCGCCGCTGCTCGGTGACGCTCGGTGTCTCCGACCCGTGCCTCTACTCGTGCGCCACGAACTGCGCCGACGAGGCGTCACTCCCCCTGATCGACGCCTGCGTCCCGATCGGCCTGTGGATGGGCTGCAACCTGACGTGCGATGATCTCGCCCCGTACCGGCTGTCCTGCCCGGTACCGGCGACATCTAGGGGGCAGACGTCGCCGGTGGTCACAATCGTAAACGAGTCGACCTCGGCCAGTCCTCCTCTGCGGATCTACGGCATGTCGGACCCGCTTGGTATCGGCCCGGACCCGTGCATCTTGGAGCGTTGCCAGGACATCCGCACGCAGCGCATCCCCCCGGGCGGCACCCTCCTCGTGGATTCCTCGACCCGCAAGACCTTGTACAAGGACGCGACGACCGGCCAGGTGTTCGTCGATGGCACCCCGTTCCTTGACCCGGACCCGGGCCGTGCCCCGACGTACCTGTCGCTGTCGTGTGATCCTGGCTGGGTGGCGATCGAGCCGGTGGCGTTCTGCGGTGACACGAACGCCCTGAAGATCTCCATCGACATCATCACTCGCACCGGCTGCTGCTAGTGACGGCGATCCCGAGATACGTCTCGACGGGTCCCGAAGCGGCAGCCCGGATCGCCGGGTTCATCTTCGGTGACGGCAACCCGGAACACGTCGACGGTCCCCTCGCTGCGGTCGTGCTCACCGCGCTCCAGACGACCAGCTGGACCCAGTCGGAGATCATCCGCTGCGCCAACATCTTGGGCTGGACCGCAGGCAACCAGTACCGGATCGCCTCGAACGGCAACCCGATCGTCAAGCGTGACGCTCTCCACGCTGCGCTCGGCATCACCGACGTAGCCCACGACGTCTACCACCGTGCCTTGAACCCGACCGCGTCGTTCACGCCGACAAGGGTGCAGGTCGAAGCGTTCTCCGCTTCGCTCATCGAGACCGAAGGCTCAGCGTCGACTAACCCGCCGAAGTGGTTCGACGAGAACCGGGGCGGCGCCTACGACCAGCGCATCGACGCCGTCGTGTTGATGTTGAACACCCAGTCGTTGGGTGCGTTCCGTTCCGGCATCGCCGTCAAGGTTCCGCTCGCCGCTACCGACGCGTTCCCGATGCCGCTCATCTCGGCGGTCCGCTACCCGGGTGACACGCCCGCCGACTGGCCTGACGGTGCCCCTCCCCCGCCGGACGAGACCCCGCCGTCTGTCCCGGTCGGTCTCGCTGCTGTCGCCGGTACGAACTCGGTTGCCCTCACCTGGACGGTGAACTCGGAGCTGGACACGGCGGGCTACATCCTCTACCGGGATGGCTCCACCGAGGTCTACATCGGTGCGACCCCGTCGTTCCTTGACACCGGCCTCACCGCAGGGGTTGAGGTCAGCTACCAGGTCGCATCGTTCGACACGAGCGAGAACTCGTCCGCTCTGTCGTCGCCGGTGTTCGCCACGCCGCTCGGCACGACCGGTACTGATGTCACCCCACCTGACGCCCCGTCTGGCCTTACTGCTACCCCGTCGTCGACGACGGTGTTCCTGTCGTGGACCGCTCCTGCGGCGACGGACGTGACCCGCTACTTCGTGTACCAGGGTGTCACGAAGATCGCCACGGTGCTGGTTCCCTCCACCACCTACACGGTCCCGTCGCTGATCCCGCTCACCACCTACGAGTTCCGTGTCATCGCGATCGACGCGGCTGGGAACCAGTCGAACTCCACCCCGTTCGTCTCCACCACCACTCTGGGTGGGGCGATCCCGCCGCCGCCGATCACCCAGGAACGCATCGACATCGTCTCGTCGATCGGCTGCGCCTCCGAGTACGACGTCTATGTTCTCGACCGCTCCGGGACGGTCCAGCTGCGCCAGCTTCCCTTCACGGGCCTGACCTGGAACCGCCGGATGGATGACGTGTCGACGGCGACGATCAGCATGGATCTCGTCAACGGCAGCGACCCGATCGGCTGCTGCGCTGCGGTGCAAGGCCTGTACCGCTACGCCTATGAGATCGGGATCTACCGGGACACGTTCCTCGTGTGGCAAGGCCCCGTCGTCGAGGTCACCACCAACGGCGAGAACCTGGAGGTGCGCGCCGAAGACAAGATGTCATGGCTGAAGGTGCGTCCCATCTGGTCGTACCTGAACTACCCGGACCCAGGCGAAGAGATGTCAGTCATCTTCAACGACGTCATCGCGAACGCCATGCTCCCCGACAACGTCCCCGGTCTCACCGGGCTCGCCACCCCGACCGGTATCAGGGCGGCACGCGAGTACCTCCCGAACCCACCCCAGTACGCGTTCGACGCTGTGCAGGAGCTGGCCCGCACCGGCATCGACTACACGATGATCAAGTCGACGATGGTGGCCGGGTCGTTCATCGTCCCCGCCTCCCCGATCGCCTACTTCACCGATCAGGCTCTCGCTGATCTCCCAGCGAACGAGTGGCTGGGCACGAACTTCGCCACCCAGGTGCTCGTCACCGGCGACCCGGAGCAGGATCTCCTCGCCTCCTACGGTGGCATCGACCCGTTGGCTGGGCTGGTGGTCCGCATCTACCAGGAGGACGACATCAAGGACCAGGCGTCGCTCGATCAGAACGCGAAGACCCGCTGGGAGTTGATGTCGACCGGTCAGCTGCTGTCGTCGTCGCAGATGGTGCTCGACCCGACTGCTCCGCTGCCGATCGACTTGGCGGTCCCGGGAGCGGTGATTGATCTGCGTCTAACGGAGACGTGCTTCCCGATCTTCGGCCGGTTCCGACTGTTGGAGCTGTCGGTGTCGGTGGGCGCATCGGACGGCGTGGAGGAAACCGTAAACGTGACGATCGAACCGGTCGGCACCGAGCTGGTCACGTAGGGTCGCGCCGTGTCGAACCGGAATCTGGGGAGCCTCGACAAGGCGTTGGCGAACACGCTCGGCGAGATGTGGCGGCGCATCGACGAGCTGTCCCGGCGTCGTCCTGCGGGCACTGGTGGCGGCACCGTCATCTGTGACTGCGAGGACGGAGCCCCCGGCCCGACGGGACCCACAGGCCCCACCGGAGCGACAGGGGCCACGGGAGCCACAGGCCCAGCTGGAGCCACAGGCGCAGCAGGAGCCGACGGAGCTGACGGTGCGGATGGGGCTGACGGTGCGGACGGAGCGCCAGGAGCAGATGGGGCTGACGGCGCACCGTCGGGCTCCTTCATGTACAACTTCGACTCGACTACTACCAACAGCGACCCAGGGCCCGGCAACTTCCGGCTCGGCTCCGGCACCCAGTCCTCCTCGACGGTCGCGCGGTTCGACAACTTCGACCTGAACAACGTCGAAGCCGACGTCATCATCCCCGGCTGGAACGACTCGACGTCCACCGTCAAGGGTCTCCTCTGGTTGGTGAAGGCCACCGACGCCACCGCGAACCTCGTCTTCGAGGTGACCGCCTCGACCGCTGCGGCTGGCTACACGAACGTCACCATCTCCAACGTCTCCGCCTCCACGGCGAGCCCGTTCACCAACGGTGACGACGTGTACGTATCGTTCGTCCGCACCGGCGACAAGGGTGACACCGGAGCCACCGGAGACGCAGACACCATCCCCGCCGCCTCCCCTCTTCCCGCCCCCTCCACGGTCGGTCTGCTGCGGATGTACAAGGACGTCGCGTTCATCGACAACGGCGAGTACTGGTGGCCTCTCGGCGGGCAGATGGAGCAGATCCAGTGGGAGTGGACCCACTTCTTCAACAACAACGCCCAGAAGGGCGAGCTGCAGTCCGCCGCGACAGGCGGCACGGTCGACACCGGCACAGCGTCGGCTGGGAACCAGGGTGTCCTGTCGCTGTCTACGTCCACGTCGGCGACCGGCCGTGCGTCCTACGCAGCAGGCCAGTCCTCCGCTCTTCGTGGCACCGCCGACAAGCTGATGCACTTCCACACCCGGGTCCGGTTCCCGACGCTCTCCACCTCAGGCGAGCGCTACTTCTTCCAGACCGGGTACATCTCGTCGCTCACCGCAGCGTCAGGTGATGGCTTCCATTTCCGCTACGACGAGAGCGTCTCGGCGAACTGGTACGCCGTGGTTGTCAACAACGCCGCTGGCACAGCTGGCGTAGACACGACCATCGCCGTGGCCACGAACACCTTCCAGAAGCTCCGAATCGAGATCGACGAGCCGAACGCCTCCGCCAAGTTCTACATCGACGGCACCCTCCGGGCGACCATCACGACGAACTTCCCTGGCACCACCCGTGACTTCGGGCCCGGCATCAACCTGCGGAAGACGAACGGCACCACCGCCCGAACCTGTGAAGTGGACTACCTGGGCTACTGGTCTCTCATGACTACAACGGTCTGAGCCGACTACTCTGCCGCCATGCCGGTCGTTGCCTGCAGGACTTCCTCCAACGTCCCCTGCTGGACCGACGTAGCTCAGCGCGACATCAAGCTGAAGACCGGCGACGATGTCGTGCTCCGCATCACCTTCCGCGACGAAGACACCCGGGAGCTGGTCGACTGGACCGGCTGGACGTTCGCAGCGACCGCCAAGCCGGGCGTCGACACCGTCAACGCCTCAGTCACCCACGGCGGCACCGACGGGACCGTCGTCATCGTCTTCCCGAAGGCCCAGACCTCTCTCCTCACGCCGGACGACACCGGACGCTGGGACCTAGAGGGGACAGACCCGCTCTCGATGGTGAAGACTGTGGTGGAGGGTGACGTCCTCGTCACGGCCGATGTCACGTAGGAGAACTGATGGCTGACTTCGTCTTCAACATCGCGAAGGGCAAGGTGGCACGCTACGCCGACCTTCCCGACGCGAACGACGCCCTGATCGTGGTGCTCTTGAAGACCGCTGGCATCGAATCGGACGCCACGCTGAGGGACTACGACACCCTGTCGGCGATCCTCGGCGCAGCGAACGACGAGGCGGACTTCTCGGGCTACACCCGCAAGACCCTCGCTTCGGTCCTCTCCACGGTGGACGACACGAACGACCGGATGGACACCGACGCCGCTGACCCCTCGGCCTACACCGCCGCCGGTTCCAGCCAGGCCGTCTCCAAGCTCCTCGTCGTGTGGGACGGTGACACCACCGGCGGTTCCGACGCCAACATCGTTCCCCTCACCGCCCACGACTGCGTCGTCACGTTCGACGTAGGCGTCGCCACCTCGATCGCATTCGCCACCGCTGGTTTCTTCCGGGCGAGCTGAGTGTCCCGAGTCGTCCGCATCACGACGGAAGGCGAGGAGGCTGTCGCCGCTACCACAGCGGAGACCCTCCTCCAGTTCCGCGGGGTAACGACGCTGAAGGTCGAGGTCTTCGAGATCGCCTTGTCGGCGGACTACACGACTGACGCCACCGGCGTCGTGTCCTGGTCGCTCCTCTACCAGTCCTCGGACGGTACGGGTTCCGGCGCCACTGAGATCGCTGGTGATCCCGATGATCCCACGCCCGCGATCACCGGGTTCACCAGCTTCTCCGCTGAACCGTCGACCACCTCCACCATCATGGAGGGCATCTTCAACTGCAACGGCGGCTCCGACTACCGGTACTACGCGGAGGGTGACGGGATCACCCTCGACTCCGCGACGTCGTCCCGCATCGGTCTGGTCGTCAACTCGGACAAGGCGTGCAACATGAAGGCCACCCTCGGCGTGCGGATCATGTCAGCATGACGTCCGTGATCGAGCTTCGAGGCCAGGTCGCCGAGCGCGCCACCCTGTTGGAGCATCCGTACAAGACGGTGTTCTTCAACACCGACGCCAACGTCCGGCTCCGCGGGAAGGCCCCGACGATGGGTCGTCTCATCTACGCGGAGGGCGGTGCTGTCGGCGGGCTGTTCGACGGCAAGTACCTGATCGCCCGCGGTTCCTCCCACGACCTCTCTCTGTGGGCTTTGGCCCGTCATCTGGAGATCATCGACTGGGGTCCGCCGGTCGAGGTCGACGAGGTGGACGCTGGTTGGTTCTGGCTGTTCAGCAACCCGGAGGGCAAGACCCCGGCGGAGCAGTAGCCCATGACCGTCGGCACCTTCTTCGACGGAACGAACGACGAGATCATCCTCTCGTCGAACGACTTCACCATGACGTCCACCTTCTCGGTGTGGGGCATGGTTTACATCAACACGATGACGGTCCAGCGATACATCCTCGCTGCGATGAACGGCGCCACCCCAGCCGTCGCCGTTCGCTTCGACTCGGGCAACCTGGTGATCGACTCGGGTGCTGATTCACCACCGTGGTTCACGGCGGTGTCACCTACGACCTGGTACTTCTTCTGCATCACGAAGGGCGCTGGGACAGTAGCCCCGAAGGCCTACCTCACGGCTGACGGTTCGTCCTGGACGTTGGACGCCACCAATGCTGGCGCGGGCACCCTCTCCAACCTGGCGTCCGGTGTCATCGACGACTTCCGCATCGGGTCCGTCCTCTCCTCCAACTTCTGGAACGGCGATATCGCCGCGCTCGGCATCTCGAACACTGAGCTTTCCCAGGCCACCGCCAAGAGCCTGATCAACTACTCGAACTGGGCGGGGGTTTCCGGCCTGCAGTTCAACTCCGCCGAGTCAATGATCAACGGCGGCACCGTCAACGACACCTCCGCAGTGAACAACGACGAGACGTCGAGGGTCGGCGCGACCACCGGCGTTCAGACCATCCCGGCGTGGTTCACGAACTTCGGTGGCGGCCCGGTCCCTCCGACGCCGATCACGATGCAGCAGGTCGGCACCCGCTCTGCTGGTGGCACCACGTCGCTGACGATCGCCTACCCGGTGACCAGCCTCGCTGCTGGCGACCTGTTCCTCTGCGGCCGGGTCGTGAAGCCGTCGACTGCCACGGTCACCACCCCACCTTCCCCGTTCACGGCCCTGGCCAACACGACAGGCGGCACCGGCACCCAAGGCATCGACACCGGCCCGCAGCGGCTGTCGACCGAGTACCTGATCTCTCCCACCGGAGCCGAGTCCGGCAACCTCACCACCGCCCAGGCAGGCTCCCCTGACTCGGCCCATGGCTGCATGATCCGGTTCCGCAAGCCGAACGGCACCTACTGGGCGGCACCAGTGGTGACCACAGCCGATGACAACTCGCACGGCACGGCACGCTCCGCTGCTGGCTCAGCGATCGACGTGCAGCCAGGCGACATGCTGTGCGCCTACTTCGCCTCGGACACCGACACCACCACGGCCTACACGTCGGCCACGTTCACCGGCACCGGGCTCACCACCGGCACCGTCACCATCGACCTGGGTGCTGGCGGTGTCACCACCGGCCAGGACTCTGGCCTCATGATCACCCACGCTCTCGTGACCGCAGCGGCGGGCTCGACTGCCATCACCGCCACCCTCGCCGGTGGCCCCAGCTCCTGCGGCCCCATCCACATCGTCCGGCTTCGCGCCATCTACCCGATCCACTTCGGTCGTGAGCCCCGCCTCGTGCGGGTCGGCTCCATCGTTCCGATCCAGTCGAGGATGCGTCGATGAAGCCCCGCTTGCTGTACCGCTGGCGGCCAAAGCAGATCACGGTCCGCTCGAACGTCGTCACTGTCACGCTCGGTCAGGCGACGGAAACCGACACCGCCGGAGCCCTAACCCTCACCAAGAGCTTCACCCTTGGCCAGGCGACGGAGACTGACACCGCCCAAGCCCTCGTCATCACGAAGACGGTGACCCTGGGCCAGGCCACAGAGACCGACACCAGCCAGCCGGTCACCCCGTCGGAGGCTGTGACCCTCGGGCAGGCCACCGAAACCGACACGGCCACCGCTCTCGTCATCACGAAGAACCTGACGCTCGGTCAGGCCACAGAGACAGACGAAGCCACCCCGGTCGACATCTCCGAGTCCGTCACCGTCACCCTCGGCCAAGCCGAAGAGACGGACACGGCGACCACCCTCGTCATCACCAAGTCCCTCACCCTCGGGCAGGCAACGGAGACGGACAGCTCGGGCCACCTGTGTGTCTGGCCCCACCAGGATTCGTTCACCTACGCGAACGGGTCGCTCACCTCCGCTGCCCCCCTCGACTGGGTGACGGTCACCGGTGTCATCGACGGGCTCACCCTGGGTGGCTCCCTCCAGGTCGCGTCGAACCACATCGCTTCACCCACCGATGAGCTGCGCGTCAACCAGCTGATCTGCCAGCAGCCCGGCAACGACCAGTACGGCCAGATCCTCGTCACCCCTGACGGCACCACCCAACCGTGGGGCGCTCTCGTCGGTGTCCGTGGCTCCTCCGATGGGCTGTCTGGCTACGCCGGGTGGATGTTCTGGGACAGCGGCGGGCTCGGCGGCTACCAGTACGGGCTGTTCCGCGACGACAACGGCACCAACACCCTTCTCGGTTCGCTCCACGCCGCCGACGCGAACCCTCACACGATCCGTGTCGAAGCGGTCGGCAACGAGATCTCCCTCTACGTCGACGGTCTCCTCGTCGAGCAGGTCACCGACTCGACCTACCCGACGGCGACGGGCACCTCGATCGGCCTGTACGGCTTCACCGGTGCCTCCCCGCAGATCGACAACTTCGCTGCCGGGCCGACGGTCTCGACGACCACCACCCTCGGGTTCGCCGAAGAGACCGACACTGCCGGTGCGCTGACCATCACGAAGCTGGTCACCCTGGGCCAGGCGTCGGAGACGGACACCTCTCAGCCGGTCACCCCGTCCGAGTCCCTGACCTTGGGCCAGGCGACCGAGACGGACACCGCCCAGCCGCTGACCATCACGAAGTCGCTCACCCTCGGGCAGGCAGCCGAGACGGATACTGCCGGGACCGTCACCCCGACGCGTGGTGACTTCACTCTGGGCCAGGCGACTGAGACTGACTCGGCGCAGCCGTTGACGATCACGAAGTCCGTGACGTTGGGTCAGACGTCCGAGTCGGACACCTCGCAGCCGGTCACTGTCACGAAGCTCGTGACCCTGGGCCAGGCGTCGGAGACGGACGAGGCGTTCGAGGTCACGGTCTCCTCGGCGACTACCCACACGGTCGGCCAGGCCTCTGAGACTGACACCGCTCAGCCGCTCACCATCACGAAGCTGGTTCAGCTCGGCCAGGCGGAAGAGACCGATGAGGCGTTCCCGGTCACTGAGGGTGGCGCGGTCGTCGCGGTCGGCCAGGCGGAAGAGACCGACACCGCCCAGCCGCTGACCATCACGAAGTCGCTGACCTTGGGTCAGGCCTCCGAGACGGACACCGCCACCCCGGTCCTGGGGTCGAAGAACCTGACGCTCGGCCAGGCGACAGAGTCCGACACCTCGCAGCCTGTCACGCCGACCCGTGGGGACTTCACCCTCGGTCAGGCCCAGGAGACGGACACTGCTCGCCAGCTGATCATCGTCAAGACGGTCACGCTCGGCCCCGCCTTCGAGACCGATACCGCTGGGGCGGTCACCGTCTCGAAGGACACCCTGACGCTCGGTCAGGCCGAAGAGGTGGACGAGGCGCTGCCTCTGATCCTGCCAAACCAGGGTCCGCCACCTCCGTCGCCCACCGATCAGGTGTGCACCATCTACATCTGCTCCACCCCAACGACAGAGGTTGAGCTGCCGGGCGATGAAACGGTGATCTTGGCGTCATCCACCTCCACGGTGCTCCTGTCGTTGTAACGTCTACGCGTATGCCGGACCCTTTCCCTGAGAAAGACCCCACCCTCACGGGTGACGATCACGACGACGACGAGATCCCGGAGTCGCCGTACCACCACGACGAGCGCGACACCCTGGTGGACGTACCAGAATGACCTTTCCCTACGGCTATGCGGGCTCCCCGCAGGGCATGGGGACGCAGCTCACGATCGCCCAGTACGAGCAGCAGCGGACGATCCGCCAGCTCAACTTCGAGTTCTGGCGGCGAACCAGAGCTTTGATGGAATACGCCGCCAGCGTCGGTGTCCCTCTCGGAGTCGGGACCGGCTGGCGCATCCAACCTGCGAACGGTGGACCGGGCTTTGCCGCTCCGGGCAACTCCAACCACGAGGGCTTCCCTGCTGACGGCACGTCTGGTGGTGCGGTCGCGGCAGACATGGTGCCCTCCACGTCCTGGGGGTGGATGCAGGGGCAGGTGGCCCGCTTCGGTCTGCGAACCTTCCAGTTCGTCAACAACGAGCCGTGGCACATCCAGCCCGCGGAGATCCCCGCCTCCCGCAACTACCGCCGGGTCCCGTGGGTGCTCGCCGCGTGGCCCCTGCCCGGCACCTTCCCCCCACCGATCCCCCCGCAACCCACCCCGATCCCGCTTCTGGAGGACGAAATGCTTTGGGCCAGGTTCTACGGCGAGACCGCCGACGTGGCGTTCGGTGCCACTGGCTGGCGTTACATCACAAGCGAGCAGCGTGACCAGCTGCGATTCATGCACCTCCTGCGTGACGGGCCTGCTGTCGGCTACCCCCAGATCCTGGGCCAGAACCCGGTGGAAGGCGCCCAGTGGAAGGCGCGCTACCCGCAGTTCGCCTGATGCCAGCAGGGACCGTCCTCGACTACTCGGGCTGGCGTCCTACCGACGCCCAGTACCAGCAGATGCGAAGTCTCGGCATCGTCGGGCTTGTCCGCTACCCGGGGTTGGGTCCAGGCACCGAGTGGAAGCAGTGCACCAAGTCTGAGTACGACCGCATCCTCGCCGCCGGACTCCAGATCGCCTTCACCCCAGAGCTGTCAGCGTCCACCTGGCGGGGCGGTCGGAAGGCTGGCCTCGACGTCGGGAAGAAGGCACGCGAATGGGTTCACAGTCTCGGGTTCCCCGACTCTCGCTGCCTCCACTTCGCTGTCGACACCGACGTCAAGCCCGCCGAGTACGGGCTGGCCCTCGAATACCTGCACGCCTGTGGCGAAGGCGGGTCGGTGGGCATCCAGTCCACCTACGGCGAGTCGGGCCTCATCGACGCCGCCGTCGACCAGGGCATCACCTGCAACGGGTGGCGTGCCGCAGCGACCTCGTGGGACACGAACCCGTCGAGGCACGCTTCGATGGTCCAGACGACCCAGCATTCGTACCCCTTCACTGGGGCCTACGACGAGAACATCATTGTCAAGCCAGACTGGGGTCAGCACCCCGCACCGACAGGAGCCCCTGTGGCAAGCATCGACGAAGTCAACCTGCGACTCATCCAGATCCAGCAAGAGGTCGTGGGTGACGTAGGCAGCTGCAAGAAGGAGAAGGACCAGGTCACTGAGGCTCTCTCCGTCGCCAAGCAGGCGCTCGCAGCGGCGAAGGCCAACCAGACGACCCTGGACCAGATCCTCGCCATCGTCCAAGGTCTGAGCATCCCCGCCCCGGCGCCAGTCGACGTCGCTGCCCTGGTCAGGGCCATCAACGTGGATCACGGCCAGCGGCTCGTCAACGGCTAACCCACCACGGGGTGCCCAGGGGGCGTACCCTGGTGGTATGCCCAACCATCGGGTCGGCCGTGAGTGAAGCGTTCACTTACTCGCGACGGAGCGATCCTGGCGTTCGCTATCGCGATGGGCACGTTCGAGATCGTGCTCGGCGGGGCACGACCCGCCGTGCTTACTTTCCTAGCAGCGTTGTTCGTCTCGCCGATCCCGATCCACCTCGACGCGGCGCGTCGAGAGCGCAAGCAGGAGGAGGAGGGGAAGTGACCTTCCTTCAGAAGCATTGGATCACGACGCTGTACGCCATCACGGCAGCGACCGTGTCGCTGATCGTCCACCTCGTCTACCACTGTGGTATCCACGGATGATCAAGCGGATCGTCGCCGTCGGTGACCGGCACCCCTGGATGGTGATCTGGGGGCTTGTCGTCTTCGTGCTCGTCGTGTTGGCCGCCACCGTCACTTACTTCGTCCAACGTCAGAACGACCAGACGGCGAAGGAGGCGAAGGCTCGCGCCATCCTGGTGGCGACATCAGCCCAGGAGACCTGTAAGGCTGCTGTCCAGGCCGTCACAGAGCAAGGCAAGACCGACGACCTGAAGATCCTCAACGTGATCAAGGAGAGGTTCCAGGAAGCCGGACGCCCTGTCCCGGCGATCTACCTCGCCTTGGAGCTAGAGGTACGGAACCGCGAGGCCCCTCTCGCGGCCTGCATCCCCAAGGAGAGCCCATAGTGTCTGACCGCCTGCGGTCCGCCATCAACAACGCCATCAAGGTGCTCGTCACCGGCGTCCTGCTCATCGTGGTCCAAGGTCTCACCGACGCTGCTGACTGGGCGAACGGTGGAACGGTCCCGGACCTGAGCACCTACACCAAGAGCGTCCTGCTCCTGGTGATCGCCGCGGCAACCGCCGTCGTCTCCGCCGTCATCGACTGGCTGAAGACGTTCGACTGGTTCCCGGGCACGCCGCCCACCTACGCACCGAAGCCCCCGGAGGCCTGATGTTCGCCGCCACGTTCAGTTGGGACTGGGGGTACTGGTTGATGATCTTCACCGGCGCCCTCGCCGCTCTCGAAGTATCGAAGCGCATCCCTCCCCGCACCTGATCCGGTACAGCGCAGCGTCCGGCCTGGCATGATGTGCCGATGGCAGGATGCTGCGCTGGAACCGCTGGATGCCGCTGCGTAGTTTCAGCGGCTGTCGATGGAGACTGCGACGGCGTAGAGATCACCGTCACCGGAGCCGGGTCAGCGGCGGTTCCGTTCGAGATCGGTGGCGTCCTCCACCTGACAAGGTTCCTGCGGACCCTCGGCAACGAGCCGTGGGCAATCGGGACCGACGACGGCTGCGAGAAGATCGTCCCGCGTTGCCAATACAACGCCGAGTCGTTCCTCCTGATGACGAACACGTCCAAGACGTTGGTCGGCTACGCCCTCCTCGGTTTGGACTGCGAGCTGGGCACCAACGTCCCGCTGTACCAAGCGGTCGACTCCGGCTCGATCTCCACCACCCTCCCGTCCGGCTGGGAGCCTGCCTGCACCTCTTCGGTGGCCGGGTCGTTCGCCCCGATGTTCACCGACGCCGACGACGAGTCCACCAGGGTCGGCTACGTCTTCATCCGCTACGACGTCGAAGCCGACCAGTACCAGCAGCGGTACATCACGAACGCGGGAACCATCACCACGACGAAGCCTCCGAGCTGGGTCGTGGGGCATTGCGCGGCGGCGTCGAGTGGGGGTGGAGGGGGGAGCCTCCCATCCGGTGGCGTGTCGACTGTGCCGGGGTCTGTCCACTTCTACCTGTCGTCCTCGACGGTGAAGGACGGGTACTACTACCCGGACTGGGGTCTTCCCACCCTGCAGGCCACCCCCGACCAGTGCGTCGACACCCTTCACCTCCCAGACGACTTCACCGACGCCGACTGGACCCGGATGACCCTCACCCTCCAAGGGGTTCCGTCCGCGCTCACAGAGGACTTCACCGCGACGGTGAAGGACGTGACGAACACCGTCGACATCGGTGTCATCACCATCGCGTCGGGCACCGCACCGACCGGCGGGAAGATCACGGCGGACCTGACGATCTCCTCCGGTTCCTGGACTGACGACACCGACGTCCAGCTGTTCATCGAATGCGAGGACGACCTGGTCGGCGGCGTGCACGTCGAGGCCATGTATCGGATGAACCCGACCTGATGATCGGCGGCTGCATCGTTCAGGCCCCTGAGGTCGAGCGGCCCCTGCGCCACACGGCGGCAGGCATCGTTCAGGCATCACCCACCTTGACGCCTTCGGTCGTCGAGTGCATGGGCCGCACGACCTCGATCGCCTTCTCCGGGGCGAACGGCGACATCCTCGTCGGTGTCGACGTGTCCACCCCGCAACGGTGGAATGAGCCGTCCGCCTCCTTCCGTGGGTTCGCCGCGGGTGGCGGGTCGAACGGCACGATCATCGACTACAAGCACAAGAAGGTCGTCGGCTTCCAAGAGTCCTCCGCCTACGCCATCTGGCTGGCCGGATCGAACGGCGGTGGCGGCATCCGTTCCCGAGCTGTCGGCGCGGACCGGTGGACGCTGCGCTCCACCCTCTACTACGGCGAGGTGCAGGACGGCGGCTCAACCGATCCTCGCCGCACGAAGTCCCGCACCATCCTGATCGACGGGACGTCGACGTGGGTGGCGTGCAAGCGCACCTCGGGTTCCCCGGCGTGGGGCATCGCCCGGTCCTCCGACTCGGGTGTGAACTGGACGGCCTGGAGCTTCGGCACCGGCCGGAACTACACGGCGCTGTACAAGTCGCCGCAGTACACCTGCATCTACGCAACCGCTGACGACAGGGAGGGCTCCGGCAACGATGGCGTCTTCATCCTCACTGGCCTCGCGTCTGGCACGGGCACTGTCACGCGGATCGACAACGTCGGCACGGGTGCCCCGACGCTCGCGGATGTGCGTGATGTGTGGGTCGGTCGTATCGGGACAACGGACTACGTGTACGTCGCTGTCGGCAACAAGTCCGGTGTCGACGCCGACCGTGGCGTCTGGCTCTGCAAGGTCAACGCTGACCCCACCGGCGGCGGCTTCTCAGCTGCTGCTTCGTGCACCTGGACCCACATCTTCACGCCGGGGTCATCTGACCGTGTGAACGCCATCGTCGGCTACCAGCCCAACACTGGGGCGACGCCGATCTACACGATGACGGGCTACTTCAAGTCCTCGACGAACGCGACCGGCACCTACACCCTGTCCCCTGGGGCGGGCGGCACGGTGAAGACGTACCGGGTGATGGCTGTCCAATGCCTCAACGCTGACGCCGTCACCCCGAGCCACGCCGTGGTCTCCAACGCCGTGAACGTCGACATGCGGACCTACGGCACCGACCGGGACCACGTCATGTCGTACGTCGGTGAAACCTCGAACGAGAACTCCCGCTTCGGTGGCACCAGCTTCTCGATCAACGACATGGCGATCTCCGCGAACGGCCAGACCGTCGTCACGGCAGGCAAGTCGTCGCCGTGGATCTGCAAGAACCCGTGGTCCGGCACCCCCTCCTGGCGGCCCCTGTCGAAGGGGCTCGGCGCCCTGGAGGGTGGCTACTCGAACGTCTATGCCGGGAAGCACCGCTTCGCGATCGGCGACGACGACCGCGGGATGTACACCTTCACCACCTTCGGGTACCTGCGTCCCGAGTGGGTGATCGCCGAGAACATCGACGGTGTCGTCTCCACCGCCAACGCGATGAACACCGTTTCCCTGGCCGTCGACGGCGAGAGCCTCCTTTCGTCACGCGACGCCGACGGCCGGGGTTATCGAACCACGGACCCGTGGGTCTACGAAGACGCTTTCATCACGGCGATGTACACGACGACCGGGCCGGGCAAGTGCATCGGCGCGTTCGAGTGGGTCGACAGCCTCAGTGTCACCAGGAACCTGGTCGTCACCCAGTCCGCCATCTTCCGCAACGGCACCAGCGTCGCGACGGTCGCGTCGACAGCTACCCGCACCGAGTTCATCTACGCCGGGGCAACCTGCTGGCTGCACTACCCCGACCTAGGCATCTACCGCTCCACCGACAACGGCGCCACCTGGGTGCTGTGGTGGACGTACGCCATCTCCGACTCGCAGACCGCCAAGTACTCGGGCCACATCGCTCACTTCCCCGGGTCGGTCGACATCTACGCAGCGTTCGACGCCGGTGGTGTGTGGCGCTGCACCGACGCTGACACCTCCACCCCGGGCACCGGGCTGGCAGGGTCACGG